AGTTAGCGTTTCAAAAGGGGATGGAAACTTTATATATCTTATTTTTCCGGAAAATACTGGATAAGGATGTCTTATCCGCAATAGAAAGGGGCGAATAATGGCGGAAGAAGTTAAGCAAGAAGGCGCAGGAACAGGGGCAGGAGCTGGAACGGGCGCAGCCGCGCCAGCGGCCGGTGCAGGCAAAGGAGCAGGAGAGGGGGCTGGCGCTGGTGAGGGTCAAGGCGGTGCCGGGTCAGGTGAAGGCGCAGGTCAGGGAGCGCAGCAATTCAGCGTTCCCAAGGAATACGCCGAAAAAGGCTGGGCTAAGAAGATAAAGACGCAGGAAGATGTCTTTAAGCTCATTGATAACTTAGACGGTTTGGCCGGTAAAAAGATGGTCGTGCCAGACTTTGAGAAAGATACTCCCGAAGTAATCAACGCTTATTTGTCTACTCTTCGCGGAGATACCAAGATAGAGGACTATAAGTTTCCGGAGGGAGCAAATAAAGAGGTTGCCGGTAAGATAGCGCAAATACTTTTTGATAACGGAACTCCAAAGGCAATCGGTAACAAGATCATAGCTTCCTATGCGGAACTTGAGAAGAGTGCTGTCGCACAAAGATACTCAAAGGAAGGAATGGAAACAGTCCTTAAGACTTCCTTCGGCGATGATTACCAAAAGACAGCGGGAGCGTCCGCCAATCTTTTGTCGAAGCACTTGTCCGCAGAGGATCGTAAAGTCTTAGAGAAGATACCCAATGAACATCTGGGGCTTATCTATCGGCTTACGAATAACATCATCAAAGCTTACGGTATCAAAGAAGAGGTTGACGGAAGCGGTGGCCAAGGTGGCGCGGGCGCCGGTGATGTTGAAGCAACCAGGAAAGCAATAAGGGCAGAGATAACCGAACTCAGTAAACGGTCGCATACAGCGGAAGAAAAGCAGAAGTTAATTGATAAATTAGAAGCAACATACAAAAAATAAAGGGGGCGAAAGATGGGAATGTTAAAAGTTACGGTAAGCGGAGATTACAGGACAAGCGGCAAGATGGGAAGCGACATTGTGGATTTCGAAGGCGTAGTAATTATTATGCCTGAGTGCCACGAAGATTTTATCATGCCTAACGTGCAGAACAGATTATTGCAGATCGCTATTAAGGGCGACAAGAGGTTCACGCAGAGGTTTGAGATGTTTAGAAGCGTATATGTAGACAAAGTCGAAAAGATAGAGGGAAAGCCTTCTGTCGTCGGCAAGAACATCAAAGACTTAAGCTGGGAAGAATTGCAGGAATTAGCCTGCTATAAGAATTTAAGGCTTATTCCGGCGTATAGGGCTTCTGATTTACGCCACGCCCGGGAAGTCGCCTATATCGAGTATTCTAAACACATACTCGGAAAAGATATTGATAAAGAGGCGAAGGGATATAATTTCGTCGAACTCCCTAATTTGTTTGTGGACGGCAGCGAAAAGAAGGCCGCAAGCCCCAAGCCGCAAACAAACGAAGAGGCTATTAGCGAAGAGCAGGCTAATACGGGGGCAGGACCCGGGTCCGACAAAACATTCACCTTGGCCGAATTAAAGAAGATAGCCAAGGAGAAAGGTATTAAATTACCGGCAAACGTCAGTTATGAGAAGGCGTTTAAGCTGGTAATAGGAGACCAGAAGTAGGGTCTTTGATTTAAGCAACAAAGAAATGCCCGGACACCTTCTGTTTAAGAAGCCCGGTGCGAAAGGTCTTGGATGTTCACCTAAGAACATCAAGAAAACCCGCTGAAACGCGGACACTTTTCGACCAGGTGAGTAAGTAGTTAAACAACTTAAACAGGAGGTAACAGATGGCAAGTAACACTTACAGTCCGAGCATCGACCAGGCTGCTAAGCTCATCTTCCAGGATAACTTTATGGAGTTGGCTCAGCAGACCAAATCCCTTTTGGGAGGGTCAAAGGTAGTAACGTATCTGCCTTCCAAGGGCAAAACAAACAATCTGGCTCGCATTGGCCGCATTGAGCTGGACGAAGTCTCAACCCGTAACCCGAACAAGTCTTACGGCGATTACAACGTGGATAACAGGCAGCTCACGAAGCGCCGGTTCACCAAGACCATTACCATCGATGCGAAATACGACATCAATGAGCTTCTAAAAGACCCCACCAGCGACATCCTCAAGCAGTTGGTAAACGCCAAAGAGCGCGTGATTGACCGCGTTATCGCTTCCGCAGCTCAGGGCGCAGTCCTTATCGGACAGCCCGACGCAGCTCCTTCATCGGTGAGCGCCGCTACCGATGGCGTTTTAACTGTCGCCGGAACTGCTGGCATATCCTCGACGATTCTCAACGGGGTTATCCAGAAGTTCATCAATAACGACCTGCCGTATGATCTGATACGCGGTTCCGTGCTTTGCATTACGGGCAAGGAAAACAGCGCGTTAATGGCTGATGATAAGTTCATCAACAGCCTGTATATGGACGCAAAACCGATTGCCGACGGTAAAATCAGCAAAGCCGGGCTGTTTGAAGTGGCTTTGTTCGCCGGTAGCGAAACGGGACTTGTCGTTTCAAGCCCCGTGCTTGATGAAACTCCTTCAAGCGGAACAGTAAGGAACTGCCTTGCGCTAACTCCTGAATCCGTGGCCGTTGCTATGGAAATAGGAGACCTGTCTGTTGAGAAGAACCCTAATAAGGTCAACTCAATGGATATCACCATAGACCTCTGGATCAACGCGATGAGGACTGAGGGTGCAAGGGTAATAATCATAACGACCACAATATAAACAATCGTCAGGCGCTTGAGCTTAAAGCTTGAGCGCCTGGCTAAATAAGGAGGTTGGAGATGGCAACAGTTAATTCATTAGGTATAACCAACTACCCCCACGATCCGCTTTTCCAGCAGGGGCAGATTATCAAAAGAGTGCGCGCGGTTATTTATAACGCTACCGCACTATCCGACGGAGATATCGTCGTGTTGGCGAAAGGTTTGCCGGTTAACGCCCGGATACTCAACATAAACCTTCCGCAGGGCAACGCTGCCCGCACCGGCCTTAGCGATATAGACTTCGGTTTCTATCGCCAAGACAACGGAGCAGTTATTGACAAGGACGTCCTTGTTGATGGCGATACGATGGCCTCAGCAAGAACATCCGCAATAGACATTCTTGGTAAGAATGTCTCAGGTTTTGACTTCACTAAGACGATCGGTGGTTTGCTTAGCTTAACCAGCGAAACCGAGCCGTCCGGCGGAGTTAACCTGTGCGCCACAATCAATACCGCAGGCTCAACGACAGGCACCATCATCGTTGACATTGACATCGCGTTTCCTGCGTAGCAATCAGTTAGTCTAAGCTTAGGCGAGGGGGAGAGGAGTTTTCCGGCTCTTCTCTCCCGCCCCTAAATAAAGATAGCGAGGGAAATATGGCTATTTCAAAGATACAAATATGCAATTTAGCATTAAGTAGGTTAGGAAATCGCGATAGCGTTAACAACATAGATGCGCCGAAAACTCCCTTTGAACGGGCCTTCGCTGTCTGGTATGACGTCTGCCGCCAGTTTATGCTTAAGAAGCTTATGCCTAACTTCGCGCTTACGCGCGATGTTGTTGCCGCAATATCCGAAACGCCCGCCTTTGGCTATACCTACGTCTACCAATATCCCAAAGACTGCCTTAAGGTTTTGGGTATCGGGAATGTTCAGGATAAACAGAATAACTACTCGGTAGAAGGAAACAAGATTTATACCGACGAGGTTTACGAGGACGGAATGGAATTAAGATACGTAAAGGATGAAACCGACGTAACTAAATTCTCTCCTGAATTTATCATGTCCTTAAGCGCAGAGTTGGCCGAGAAAGTATCTCTTCAAATTACGCAAGACGGAGAGAAGCTAACCGCGATGAATGTCCTCAAGAAGTCAGACCAGGCAGAAGCCAGCGCCTTAAACGGCCAAGAGAACCGGCCAATAAGGATAAACAGGTCAAAATTTAGGCAGTCAAGACTGGTTGACAACCCGGAGAACTTTAACAAGAAATGAAAATATCCACAGGCTTTAATAACTTCTCAAGAGGCAAATTAGACCACGACCTTAACGGTCGGTATGATCTGCCTATCTATACAAGCGGTGCGGATATCTTCAAGAACTTTTTCTCCAATTTTAAGGGTAATGCTATTTACCGGCCAGGCTTTGAGAAGATTTTTAAGTTTCAGGACTGCCGGTTCGTAGAGTTTAAGTTTAATATCCAGCAGGATTATCTGGCTTTATTTTATAACGGAAAGATTAGGTTCTTAAGTTACGACGAGGACACAAACGAAATTGGTTGGGTCTTAGACGGCTCAAGTAATATCTTGGAAGTAACCTCGCCGTATACATTAGCGCACTGCAAGGAAATTTGTTACGACCAAAACGCCGACGTGATGTACGTAGCGCATAACAGCTATGAACCCCGAAAGCTAACTCGCGTAAGCGCAAACAGCTTTACTCTGGCGACCTTTACTCGGACTTCCGACCCCTTTGATAATCCTTCCAGCGGATCCACTGGCTGGCCTGCCTGCGTGCGTTTCTACAAAGGCCGTCTTTGGTATGGTGGTCCCGGACTTAAAACAACCCACGTATACGGCAGTGTAGCCGGTTCTTACGATGATTTTACCGTTCCCTCGACCGATATCCAGGACGATGACGCCGTAATATTCGCTATTTCAGACCTTACGGAGGCCATTAGATGGCTTATGGGAGGCTCAAACAGCCTTATAGTAGGCTCTTCTCAAGCCTTAGTAGCCCTAAATGGTGGTTCAATCAGCGACCCAATAACTCCCACGACAGTTGAAGCCACAATCACAAATACCGACGGAGCAGATGTTACACAGCCCGTCAGAAAAGACCTTCTTTTATTCTATATCAACGCTCTTGCGCGCAACGTAAATTATTTCTCCTACGATCTGTTAACCGAAAGCTTTAAATCTGAGGACGCTAACTTCGTCAGCTACGACATTACAAAGCCCGGCATAAAGAAATTAGTCTACATTAAAAACCGCAATGACCTTATCTTTATGCTTAGAAACGACGGGAAGCTATTGTCTTTGAATTTTAATCAGCAGGAGAGGATAGTCGGTTGGCACGAGCACCCCACAGACGGCACTTTCCTTGACATCGCACGTATGACCGATAATGAGGGTAACGTCCAACTCTTCGCACTTATCGAGAGAGATAACGGCATATTCATTGAACGCTTGGCTAATGAGGTTGAATTCCCCTTGCTTGCCGACTTCTATACTGATGAGGATAGTGAGGCAGAGGATAAAGAAGCCTACTGGCGCTATGTAGCGGAACTGTTGAAGGACTGCATTTATCTCGATAATAGTTCCGTATTCAAGGACTTACGAGATAGCACGATCACCTTTAACGGCACAGATACGATAACTTCAAGCGAAAATGACTTTGCTTCTGCCGACATAGGCCGCCTAATCGTTTACAAGACTGCCTTGGCCGGAGAGAAAGGGACTTTTAAGATAACCGGCTATACCGACGCCAAGCACGTTACGGTTGAGGTAATAACAACTCCTACCGTGAATACTTATTCATCCTGGTATAAGAGTGCAAGCGTAATATCCGGGTTAACCGATTATGCCAGTATGGAAGTATCTATCGTCGGAGACGGCGGGTATTTAGGCGAATATACTGTCTCAGCCGGTGGCGTCCTAACACTGGACAGGCAGGTT